AGCCTGCCAAGAACAATGCTCCCATGTTGCCGAGTAAAAAGAAATGAAAGCGATCTGGGATAAGCCCAGGCCTAAAAAGCTGGGCAAGCCTGACCCGCTGAGCAAGAAAGAGAAGCGGTCAGCTAAAGCGATGGCAGCATCTGCTGGCCGACCTTATCCCAATTTAATCGACAATATGCGAGCCGCGAGAAAGAAATGATTAAGCGCGGGTCAGAGACGTTTGCTGGGTACAACAAGCCTAAACGCACGCCAGGTCATCCGACCAAGAGTCATGCGGTACTGGCAAAGTCGGGTGAGGATGTAAAGCTCATCAGGTTTGGTCAGCAAGGTGTATCTGGAAGCCCTAAGAAAGAGGGTGAATCCGCTGCTGACAGAAAGCGCCGAGAGTCGTTCAAAGCAAGACACGCTGAGAACATTGCAAAAGGCAAGATGTCCGCTGCTTACTGGGCAAACAAAGTCAAGTGGTAAATCATGGACATGACCGAACTTCTGCGGCTGCTGGGTCTACGTCAGGCGTATGACGCATATCAGCGCAACATTGGCCAGCCTGTTGCTAACGTAGCTGGGCCGTTTGGCAGGGGTTTTCTTGGTCTACAGCAGCCGGAATACGGTTCAGAAGAGGCGTACAGGACTGGTCAGGCGGTAGGTAATATGCCTGGGCCTAATGTACCTGCTGGCGCTATCAAAATGGCAGCGCAAGTGCCTGGATTGCTGGATGCCATACAAGCTGCAAGGAACTCGCCTGAGTTGACTGGTCTACTAGGTCTTACTGCGTACCACGGCAGTCCGTATCGATTTAGTAAGTTTGACCCGACTAAGATTGGGACAGGTGAAGGTGCGCAGGCTTACGGATACGGGATGTATTTTGCTGAGAGCCCTGACGTTGCAAAAACATATCAGGTTGTGAACAATGTCAATACAAACAGGCATAGAAATATATTCAGCGCAGATCAAGATTTATGGAATGAGTTGAATAGCGTAATAAAAGCAACTAGAGAACAGGGTGACTATAATGTTTCTGGAAAGATTCAAAATGTAGTTGCTAATGCGCTAGATCAAGGAATAGGGTTTGATACACTGAGAAAGTCCTGGGAATCCCAGTCTGTTAGAAGCAGCAGAGCAAAACAAGAAAAGTCAGACTATCTAAAAACAATTGATGTTTTAGAGTCAAATCCAAGAATTGTAGAGATGTTGGAGAAATATAAAACTACGCAGCCATCTTTTTATACGGTAGATATCTCAGATCAAACGATTGAAAAAATGCTGGATTGGGATAAACCGCTAGGACAACAGTCAGAAACAATTCAAAGGCTTGCTAAACAAGTTGGTCTAGAAATGGAAGATCTTGGTGGTGATCTAGTAGCAAGATTTGACGCAAAGCGCCCAGAAGGGGCTGAGTTGCTGCGCCAGCAGGGCATTCCGGGCGTTCGATATTACGATCAATCGAGTAGAACAAAAGGCGGTGGCACTCGCAACTTTGTTGTCTTCCCAGGTGAAGAAGAAGCTATCAAGATGCTGAAAGTTGAGTGATGAAAATATACGTCGACACAAAACCGTATTGGCATGCGATTATCGACGATTTCTTGATAGACCCAGACCCTGTAGCAAGAGAGTTCCCAGCGCAAGACGATAAGTGTTGGTTCCGCTACGACAACCCGCTAGAGATAAAGCAGACCTGCAACCACTACGACAGGTTTGGCAAAGAGACGTATAAGACATTTACCTACTTCAGCAGTTCAGCAATGCTTTACATGCTGGAGTCGATGACAGAGTGCAGTCTCATTCCAGATATCGGTCTACACGGTGGCGGGTTACACCAGCACGGTAGAGGTGGGAAGCTCAACGTCCACCTAGACTACAACATGCACCCTAAGCTGCCGTTACAGAGGCGGTTAAACCTTATCGTCTACCTAACACCAAACTGGCAAGAGGATTGGGGTGGGCATTTAGGTCTGTACAGCAACCCAGATACGCTAGTTAAATCAATCGCTCCACTCTACAACCGAGCGGTGGTATTCGACACTAGAGGTAGCTGGCATGGTTTACCAGAACCGATAGATTGCCCTCAGGGGGTTACTAGAAACAGTCTAGCAATGTATTATCTATGTGAGCCTGACAATACGGATAACAGGAGTAGGGCGCTTTTCGCTCCAACAAAAGACCAAAAAAAAGATCCGTATGTTGCAAGGCTGATACAAAACCGATGTAAGTAATTACTGACCAACCGACAGGAGTCAGGGTGAAACCGCAAATTGAACACGTTAGCGTTGATAGGCTAATTCCATACGCCAACAACGCTAGAACTCACTCAGACGCACAAGTCGCACAAATAGCTGCGTCGATCAAAGAATTCGGATTCAACAATCCAGTCCTGATATCAGAGGACGGGACGATTATTGCTGGCCACGGCAGGCTGATGGCTGCTAGGAAGTTAGGGCTTACTGACGTTCCTTGTATTAAACTCAGCCACCTAACACCTACGCAGCGCAAAGCATATGTCATTGCAGACAATCAGCTTGCGTTGAATGCTGGGTGGAATGAAGAACTGCTGACGATCGAGTTGGATGAGTTGCTGGCCGACAATTTTGCGCTTGAGGTATTAGGTTTTGACCCGGATGAACTTAAGCGGTTGATGAGCGAAAACGAGGTCACGCAGGGGTTGACCGATGAAGATCAGGCGCCAGAGGTTGAAGATAACCCGGTTACAAAGCTAGGGGATGTATGGGTGCTAGGTAAGCACCGGCTGATGTGTGGCGACAGCACTAGCATCGAGGCATTAGAAACGCTTTGTTCTGGTCAGTTGGTCGATATGTGGCTCACCGATCCACCCTACAACGTGGCTTACGAGGGAAAAACAAAAGATGCTTTGACTATTAAAAACGATTCAATGGGAGATTCTGAGTTTCGGCAATTTTTGCGTGATTGTTATGTTGCTGCGGATGCGGTAATGAAACCGGGAGCAGTGTTTTACATTTGGCACGCTGACTCGGAAGGATATAACTTTCGAGGCGCTGCCAATGATGCGGGATGGAAAGTTAGGCAATGTCTTATTTGGAAAAAACAAACGATGGTTATGGGTAGACAAGACTACCATTGGAAGCATGAGCCGTGTTTATATGGATGGAAGGATGGTGCCGGACACCTTTGGGCTTCTGATCGTAAGCAAACAACAATTTTGGAGTTTGATCGACCGAGCCGCAATAGCGAGCATCCAACTATGAAGCCGGTGGCACTGTTTGAGTACCAGATGCTTAATAACACCAAAGGCGGTGACATTGTCCTCGACTCCTTTGGAGGGTCAGGCACCACGTTAATCGCAGCTGAGAAGAACGGCCGCATTGCCTTGCTTATGGAACTTGACCCGAAATACTGCGACGTTATTGTTAAACGCTGGCAGGATTTCACCGGCAAGCAGGCTGTGCTTGAGTCAAGCGGACAGACCTTTGCGGAGTTAAAAAATGCACAAGGTAACTGATGAGAATAAACGCATCGTAAAGATGATGGCTGCGGTAGGGGTTCGGCATGAGGATATCGCTGCCAAGCTCGATATAAGCTCTGACACGCTTGTTAGAAAGTACAAGAAAGAACTGGATGAGGGTCGTGTAGACGCCAATGCTGCCGTGGCTCAAACGCTGTTCCAGCAGGCAAAGGCTGGGAATATAACTGCCGCTATCTTCTGGCTGAAAACCAGAGCGCAGTGGAAAGAAAACCATGTTATTGAGCACACTGGTTTAGACGGTGGCCCGATTCAAACAACTCTGGAGGTGGTAGGCATTGCGCCGAAAGATCGAAATTCCTGACAAGCTGCTGCCTCTCTTTCAGCCGAAGCGGTACAAAGTCATCCACGGTGGTCGAGGTAGTGCTAAGAGCTGGTCGGTAGCTAGGGCGCTAGTCTCTATTGGTGCGACAAAGCCTATCCGGGTTCTCTGTGCACGAGAAACGCAGAAGTCTATTCAAGAGTCAGTTCACAGACTATTAAAAGACCAGATCGAGTCTCTAGGCTTAGATCAGTTTTATACCATTCAAGAGAACAAGATTCTCGGCACAAACGGCACAGAGTTCACCTTTGCAGGCATACGTCAGCAGGGTGTCTTTAACCTTAAGAGCTACGAGGGCACGGATATCTGCTGGGTAGAAGAAGCTCAGGTCGTTACAAAAAAGAGTTGGGATGTACTGATACCTACGATCAGAAAGCCAGGCTCAGAGATATGGGTGACGTTTAACCCTGAACTTGATACAGACGAAACCTTTAGCCGGTTCGTTGTTAGACCGCCAGAAGAGTCAATCATCATTCAGAT